AAGCATCAAGAATACAAAGGGCATCCAGATGCTTATAAACTATACATCAAACCTTTAGAAGGTGTCTGCGAAACCTATTGCAACAAGTACGATGTAGAAGATCGATCAAATAAATTTCCCAAAGAAAAACTAATTGAGTTAGCAAAACATTTTGCTGAAGAGCAAGAAAAACATATAGAACGCGGAGATTATAATAAAAAATGAAGCTCCGCGAATTATTTGAAGCTGAAGCTAAACATATTGCATTCTGTTTTGGCAGAATGAATCCTCCTACGATTGGACATGAGCAGTTATTAGATACTGTTGCAGGAGTAGGCGGGGATTATAAAATTTTTGTAAGTCAAACACAAGATAAAAAGAAAAATCCTCTAGACTATAGCACAAAGATTGGGTTCATGAAAGCAATGTTTCCGGAATATGCCGGTAATATTGTTCAGGATGCTGGCCTTAATACAATTGTAAAAGTTGCAACACACCTGTATGAACAGGGATATCGTCATGCTACATTCGTAGCAGGCAGCGATCGTCTAGCTGATATGAGCAAGTTGCTTAAAGATTATAACGGTGTTGAAGGCAAGAGTCATGGATTTTATAAATTTGAAACCCTAGATTTTAAATCCAGTGGTGATAGAGAAGACGGTGCTGAAGGTGTTGCTGGAATTAGTGCCAGCGGTGCTAGAGCTGCGGCTGCTAACGGTGACTTTGAAGCATTTGCCGAAGCTACTGGTGCTGGGCAACATGCCAAAAAACTATATGCCGCTGTACGTAAGGGCATGGGCATTAGCGAAGACATTGAAGAGGGTGGGTTTTTAAGTTTCCTTAAAACTGAGCCTCCTAAAAAGAAATGGGATCCTTCTAAAGATTCAAGAGTAATTAGTAATTATAAAAATAAAGACGATGATTGGATTAAATTGTTAATAGACAAACATCGTAGGGGCATACCACTTACTGATCGTGAATGGAATTCTATAGAGCAGTGGAAATTAAAACGTGCTATGCAAGGTGAATCAAGAGATGTTAAACAATTAAAAATAGATGCTGAAAAACCACGTAACTTTGTAGCCAAGAACGCCAAGATGGGCGGTGCTGGTCAGCACAAGGATAAGAAAAAAGCAGAAAAGCAGGGCGACTTTAAGCATAAAAAAGATAGGATGTCTATGGAAGATATACTAGGAGAACTATCTAATGATCTGTTAGGTCGTTACAAGAAAGCAGCTGGTGCTGATGCAAGTGCGGCAGACAAAGAAGGCGATTACGAAAGAGGCAACAAACGTTTCAAGGGTATTGTTAAAGCTACTAATAAAGAATTTGCTAACGATGCAAAGAAAAACAAATGATTGATATTACAGAATCTGCTAAAAATAAAATCAAAGATCTTCTATACGAAGAAGGCAATCCCAACTTGGCTTTGCGTACATTTGTACAGGGCGGCGGATGTAGTGGATTCAGCTACGGATTTACCTTTGACGAAATTAAAAACGAAGACGATTTTGAAATTCCTCTAGACGAATTTAAAATTCTTGTAGATGCAATGAGTATGCAATATCTACAAGGTGCAAGCATTGATTACAAAGAAGAGCTCATGGGCAGTCAATTTGTAATTAAAAATCCCAATGCTCAATCAACCTGTGGATGTGGGAGTAGTTTTTCTGTATGAAACAATATCGTGTAACCTATAAAGTTGATACTAGTTTAGAACAGGACTGTGTTCTAGATGCTAACGACCCGATGTATAAAATGAAAGAAGAACAATTCTTAGGATTCATTCCCGGCGTTGATACCTATTTGGTATATCCAGAACAAAAAGGAGAAGAGGATCGCCCGAGTAATCCTTACAGTCAAGTATGAAAGCAAAAGAATTTATAATTGAAGGTGTTAAACAGCGACTAGATCCTAAGTGTTGGAAAGGCAAACACAAAGAAGGCACTAAGATCAAAGGCGGCGTTCGCGTCAACAACTGTGTGCCTAACGAAGGTATTGAAGAAGCAGGTAGTGCCGCACAGCAGGCCGCTATTGCTATCAACATGAAGAAGCATCATAAAAAGCCTAAAAATGAAAGCCTAGAACTTGCTGAAGAGTTTGACATGATTGAAAACATCATAGAACAGATTGCAGATCAACATGCTGTTGATGTTGACCTTGTATGGGAAGACCTATCAACGCTTACAGACGACGAGCTATATGTGTTTGCAGTAACATCAGAGATAGTCAATGAAGACTGGCAAAAGGTTAACAAGAAAGATAAGACTGATGGTATGAGCAAGAAAGCTGTGAATGCTTATCGTAGAGAACATCCTGGTAGCAAATTAAAGACTGCTGTGACTACTAAGCCTAGTAAATTAAAGAAAGGCGGCAAAGCTTCAAAACGTAGAAAAAGTTATTGTTCACGTAGTCGTGGACAAATGAAGATGCACAGTATCAGCTGTGCTAAAACTCCAGACAAGGCAATTTGTAAAGCACGAAGACGCTGGAACTGCTGATGCGTATCGTTGAACTGCTTGAAAACTTTGCAGATGGTAAGAAACCTGGGCGAAAAGGTCTAGCCAAACGCAGCGGAGTTAACACAAAAGCCAGCGTAAGCAGTTTACGAAAGACTGCTAAACACAGCACAGGCGAAAAAGCACGTATGGCACATTGGTTAGCTAACATGAAAGCAGGCCGTGCTAAGAAGAATAAATAATACTATGAGAATACGTGACGTCTTTGAATCAGCTACAGCAGGAGCAACCAGTGCCGCTAATATAGGTACTGTTGTAAGCCCGCATCTAGCCATTGGCAAGGACCGCGGAAACAAGAGCTATACAGGTAGTCCGGGCAAAAGCGGCACAAAAGCACCAGCTGTTCCCAAAGCTGTACAGGCTAAAAACAAGGATGGCACAGCTAAAAATGCACTAGATATGAAAGGTACTAACATATTTGGTGGCGGCTCTGCAATCAAAAGATAAATACAATACGACCTTTAAAACTTAGGATTTTTAAAAATGGACTTTAAATCAATACTCAGCAAATTAGACAGCATGGAAGCTCCAGCTTCTACACCAGCTGCTCCAACAATTGCCAAAGCTGTACAGCTTAACGAAGATGCACAACTTCGCGTTCTAGCTGGCCAAACTACCTACGTAGCAGAAGCCAAGAAAAAGAAAGACGAAGAAGTCAAAGAAGAAATGAAAGTTGGTGATAAAAAGCCAAGTTCAACAGGTGGTACTATCGAAAAGACTGCTACTGGTGTCAAACACACAGCAGGTAAAAACTACGGTGGTAGCAAGGCTGAGACTGACAGCGATGACGAAGATGACAAGCCAGTTAAGAAAAAGGCCAAGAAAGAAAGCATTGAACCAGAATTTAAATCTAAGTTTATGAAGATGGTTGAAGCCAAGAAAGAAGAAGCTGACAAAAAGAAAGCTGACAAGAAAAAGAAAATGGAAGAAGGTGCTAAGCCAGACTTCCTAGACATGGACAAAGATGGCGACAAGAAAGAGCCAATGAAGAAAGCAGTTGCTGACAAGAAAAAGAATCCTTTTGCTAAGAAAGATGATGACGTTAAAGAAGCAGCAGAAAAAACTGCAACTACTTGGACTGACATGAAAGGCAACAAGCACCCTGCTACTAAAGTTAAAGGTGACAAGTACACAGGTAAAGAAGCAGAGAAAGAAGACAAGAAGTCTAAGAAAGACGAAAGTGCGATGATGCCAAAAGGCAAGAAGCGTCCTGTTAAAGAATCAGTTGAACAAAAATTAACCTTCCGTGAAATGATGACATTGGTTGTTGAAAGCGGTGGACAACAACAGATTGACGCAGTTGATCAAGAGTTGTTTGCTTGGGCTCAACGTGTTGCCAAACAAAAGCTAGGCGAAGGTATGAAAGCCGAAGTCTATGCAGGTATGGTATACGAGCGTATGGGCGGTGTATTTGAAATGTACGATGTACTAGCAGAAGACCAAAACTAATCAGTCCAATATGGACCCTCAAAGCCGGTTAATCATTGACCGGCTTTTTCTTTGACTATATAATAGTTCTATAGGAGAACACTTATGTCAACAAGAATGTACGGACCCGAAGAAAAAGCCAAACTGGAAAGACTTATCAACGAAGGCGGAAATGTCTTACGTGAAGTAGAAGATCTTAAAGAAGGTCTAAAAGAAACTGTCAAAGCAGTTGCAGAAGAATTACAAATCAAACCTAGCATTATCAACAAAGCCATTGCCATTGCACACAAAGACAATTGGAAAGATCACGAGCAAGAATGGAATGACATTGAAATGATTCTTGGTGTAACTAAGCGTTTGCCTGAATGAATGAATTATTAAAACCAACCTTTGATTGGATTCGAGATGACTTTAAGTCTAACAGAGTTCGCTTTATTGTTGAGCTTCTTGCTTGGGCTGTGTCTATTGGTTGCAGTATTACTATGGCGGTCACAGTCCCTAATCCACCGCTGCTTGCTCTTTATCCCATTTGGATCACTGGCTGTGCTATGTACGCTTGGGCTGCTTGGACTAGGAAATCTTTTGGCATGCTGGCTAACTATATATTGCTAACCGCAATTGATAGTCTAGGTCTAGTAAGAATGCTAATTAGTTAAATAAAGTTAGATGGTAGGCGGGCCACAAACCGCACTTAGGTATTTGTCAGCCTAAAATTGACATAGGAGAAAAACTTGAGTTACGTAGACGCTTTCTATAATCGAGAGCAGGATATCATCAATGTTGTTGAACGAGACGACAAAGGTGTTAGGCATTATAAAGAATATCCTGCCCGTCATATATTTTATTACCCAGACCCTAAAGGTAAATTTACCTCAATCTTTGGACAACCGTTAACACGAGTTAGTTCCAAAAACGTCAAAGAACATCGCAAAGAACTTGCTATCTACAGCGGCAAGAAATTATTTGAAAGCGATATCAATCCCATTTACCGTTGTCTAGAAGACAATTATCTTAATGTTGATGCACCAAAACTAAATGTAGCATGGTTCGACATTGAGGTAGACTTTGATCCAGAACGTGGTTACGCAAGTCCAGAAGATGCATTTATGCCGATCACTGCTATTGCCGTTCACCTACAATGGCTAGACACTATGATTTGTCTGGCTATTCCTCCTAAGACGCTGAGTATGGATGAAGCAAAGAAACAAGTTGAAGAATTCCCCAACACTTATTTGTTTGATAACGAAGCAGATATGTTGGACATGTTCTTGGATCTAATTCAAGAAGCAGATGTATTAAGCGGTTGGAACAGCGAAGGTTTCGATATTCCTTATACTGTTAACCGTGTTACTAAAGTTCTAAGCAAAGAAGACACACGCAGATTTTGCTTGTGGGATCAATTTCCAAAGAAGCGAGAGTACGAGAAGTATGGAAAAGCGGCTGTTACTTATGATTTTATTGGTCGTGTTCATTTGGACAGTCTCGAGTTGTACCGCAAGTACACCTATGAAGAACGCCACACCTATAGGTTGGATGCAATTGGAGAAATGGAGATAGGCGAAAACAAGACTGTCTATGAAGGTACATTGGATCAACTGTATAACAATGACTTCCGCAAGTTCATTGAATACAACAGACAAGACTGTGCCTTGTTAGACAAACTTGACAAGAAATTAAAGTTTATGGATCTTGCTAACACGCTGGCACATGAGTGTACTGTATTACTACAGACCACAATGGGTGCCGTGGCTGTTACGGAACAGGCCATTATCAACGAAGCTCATAAGCGTGGATTCATTGTGCCTAATAGAGTATCTCGTGAAGAAGGATTTAGTAATCAGGCCGCTGGTGCCTATGTTGCCTATCCAAAGAAAGGCATCCATGAATGGATTGGTTCACTAGATATTAACTCACTGTATCCTAGTGCGATTCGTGCCTTAAACATGGGTCCAGAAACTATTGTTGGACAGTTGCAACAGGATGGTACTAAGGCATTTATTGAAGGTGAAATTGCCAAGGGTAAAAGTTTTGCAAGTGCATGGGAAGGCATCTTTGGCAGTCTTGAATATACTGCGGTCATGAACAGAGAAGTTGGTCGTGAAATTACCATTGACTGGGAAGACGATCGTAGTGACACTCTATCAGCTGCACAACTACATGACCTAATCTTTGACAGCAATCAACCTTGGATGTTGAGTGCTAATGGCACAATCTTTACCTATGAGAAAGAAGGTATTATTCCTGGCTTGCTCAAACGTTGGTATGCTGAACGTAAAGAAATGCAGGCCAAACTTAGAGACTGTATTAAAGCGGGCAATAAGATTGAAGAAGAGTATTGGGACAAGCGTCAGTTAGTCAAGAAGATTAACTTAAACAGTTTGTATGGTGCGATTTTAAATCCAGGTTGCAGATTCTTTGACAACAGAATTGGTCAGTCAACAACATTAACTGGTCGTGCTATTGCTCGTCACATGGCAGGTAAGGTCAACGAAATTATCACAGGAACCAACGATCACGTAGGGAAGGCAATTATATATGGTGACACTGACAGTTGTTATTTTAGTGCTTATAGCACTCTCAAGAAGGATATTGAAAAAGGAAATATCCCCTGGTCAAAAGAAAATGTCATCGAACTCTACGACACAATCGGAGAGGAAGTAAACTCAACTTTCTCTAAGTTTATGTTGGATGCTTTCCACTGTCCAAAGACACGTGGTGAAGTTATTAAAGCAGGACGTGAAATTGTTGCAAGCCGTGGCTTGTTCATTACCAAGAAACGCTATGCCGTGCTTTACTATGATAAAGAAGGCAAACGTGCAGACGTAGACGGTAAACCAGGTAAGATCAAAGCCATGGGTTTGGATCTAAAGCGTAGTGATACACCTGTGGTCATTCAAGACTTTTTAAGTGAAGTGTTGACTATGGTCCTAAATAATGGTACCAAAGAGTCTGTTCTTGAATACATTACCAACTTCCGTACTGAGTTTAAAACTAGGCCCGGTTGGGAAAAAGGATCTCCCAAGCGAGCAAATAAGATTTCAGAATATCGCGACAAAGAAAAGAAAGCAGGTAAAGCCAACATGCCAGGGCACGTTCGTGCTAGCCTTAACTGGAACACTTTAAAGCGTATGATGGATGACAAATATTCTATGAGTATTACAGACGGTGCTAAAGTCATTGTTTGTAAAGTCAAAGATAATCCAATGGGCTATACGTCCGTTGCATACCCTGTTGATGAACTGAGATTGCCTCAATGGTTCAAAGACTTACCTTTCAATGATGCTGAAATGGAAAATGCAGTTATCGATGAAAAGTTAGAAAACCTCATTGGTGTTTTGGAATGGGACATCAGTGGGACACGTTCGGATAATACATTCAACAAACTTTTTGACTTTGAGTAAATTGCGGTTGCTTTTTACTCTAGATCTAAATATAATCTTAATATACAGGAGAACTTTCAATGAAAGACATTTTACAAGATATCGTATCGCATACACAGAACCTAGGCTTCTTAACCACAGTTAAAGTCACAGGCGACGGAAATAAAACAGTTATTAACTCTATGGCAGAAGATCGTAGCGTTATCATGGAAGCAGAAACTGCTGCTCCTTATCCAGACATGATTGGCGTGTTTGGTATGCCACAACTCAACAAACTCAAGTACCTTATCGAAGGTGCCGAGTACAAAGAGAATGCAAAAATTTCTATTACCACTGCACAACGCAACGGTGAAGACGTTCCTGTAGGTATTCACTTTGAAAACAAAGACGGTGACTTTAAAAACGATTACCGTTTTATGAACACAGAAGTCATCAATGAAAAGATGAAAACTGTCAAGTTCCGTGGCGTTAAGTGGGATGTTGAACTAGAGCCAACTGTGGCTGCTGTAACACGTTTCAACTTCCAAGCAGGAGCTCATAACGAACATCCAACGTTCTTGGCTAAAACAGATGGCGGCAACCTAAAGTTTATCTTTGGTGATGCATCAACACATGCAGGCGAGTTTGTTTTTGCAATGGGAGTTACTGGCAAATTAGATCGTGGGTGGACTTGGCCAGTGCTGCCAATCTTGAGCATTCTTAAGATTGCAGATGTCAATAACACAAAGATGAGCTTGTCAAACGAAGGTGCTATTCAAATTACCTTAGACAGCGGTCTTGCTACTTACAAATATATTATTCCTGCACAAGCATGATAGCAAACATTACTGCTAACGGTAGTTCCCTCCTGTGGGTCAGTACAGGAGGGAGTACAATGCCCTACATCAACATGAACGCACCAAGTTCAGGTATGATGAGATGGAATGGGAATAATAATTCCATAGAAGTCTTTGATGGCAGTACGAATCTTTGGCAGCAGATGTATGGTAAAACTGCCGACATTCAACTCAGTCCTCAACTACAAGTTGTTGTAAATTGGGCTCATTTAAAAATGAAGGAAGAATTGGAGTGGGAAAAGTTGGCAGAAACCAACGATGCTGTTAAAATTGCATTAGAGAGCATGAAGAAAGCAAAGCAGCAATTGGATATTACTGCTAAACTAGTTAAGGAACACAATGAAAGCACCAGTTAATTTATCACCAGGACAGAAAGACTATGCGGTATACTTACCAGCTATTAGTAGTTTCTATAGTACATACGTTGCTAAACAACGTATAGAAGAATTTGTTCCTAAAGATCGTATTCCTCAAGGATTCGATCGCGGCATAGAAGGCATGAACTTCTTAAATGCTGATCAAGGCTACTTTACCTACAAATACGGTCTGTACTCAGCAGGTCATGCACAGCTAGATCTTGAAAAGACCATGATTCAAGACAGTATGATACAGGTACGAGATCGTGATAACACAGTTATTGTAGGTGACTCTGGTGGATATCAGATTGGTAAAGGTGTTTTAAAGTTTGACTGGATGAACTTTGAAGGTCCTGCTGCCAATAAGACTCGAGATAATATCCTTAACTGGCTTGAACTAACTGCTGACTGGTCAATGTTGTTAGACGTTCCTACTTGGGCCAGTGATCATATTCACAGACCAAAGACAGGTCTAGTCGATTTCAATGACTGTTTGCAAAAGACTCTACACAACAATGATTATTTTATTCGTAATCGTTTGGGTCAAACTAAGTTTTTAAATGTACTTCAAGGTAGTGACTGGGATACAGCACAAACTTGGTACGATGCCGTTAAACACCTACCCACAGAAGGTTGGGCTATGGGTGGTAAAAACATGTGTGACATGGAAGTTGCACTCAAGAGACTTATCATACTCCGTGATGAGAAACTGTTAGATGACAGAAACTGGATGCACTTCTTGGGTACTGCCCAATTAGACTGGTCCTGCTATCTAACTTCAATCCAACGACAGGTACGTAAATCCATAAATGAAAACTTTACCATTTCTTTTGACTGCGCATCACCCTTCATCGCGACAGCACACGGACTCGTCTATACAAACGCCCAGCATACCAATAAACGCTGGTCAGTTATCATGGATAAAGCCCCAGACAACAAAGCCCTTAGCCAGGCTTTTAACATCCCATTCCCTTTTGAAAGTGAAATCGGACGTAGATTGTCAATTGGAGACATCTGCTGGTACAAGCCAGGAATGTTGAACAAGATAGGCAAAGAAGGTAAAACTGCTTGGGACAGCTTTGGTTATGCTCTAATGATGGCACATAACACCTACTGTCATATTGTTGCTGTTCAACGTGCTAACACCTTGATGGACATTGAACGTCATAAAGCACAACCAGATTGGAGACTATGGAAAAAAGTCAAAGATGCTGACAAGAGCGATGAATATTCAGAATGGGTTCCACGCAATATTCTTTACTTTGATCGTTTTGTTGAAGAGCTTTTTAAATCTGAAACTCCTATGCAGATGATTGAAGATGCAAAACCAATGTTAAACAACATGATGGGTATGCGTCTACGTGGCGGCAATGCCAACAATACATTCAGTAACTTGTTTCATCATGATGATGTTGTGTTAGACAAAAGTGTGAGTGCTGTTAGTGCTATGCCCGAACTAGATGAAAATGTTTTAGAAGAATTAGAACACGAGTTCTTAGAACAGGAGGCAAACAATGTATGAGATGCGAATTAAACATTTGGAAGAAGCACACCGTGCTTTGGATAAAAAAGTAGACACATTGGAAAAGAATGGTCTTTACGAAGACCTGCATCTTGAAGAATTGAAGAAACAAAGGTTGCATTTAAAGGACGAAATTGCTATACTTAAACACAAGCAACAACGTGAAGAAAGCAACAACTAATGTTTTTAACTAGAAAAGATATAGAAAAAATCAAAGACGTTCTAGATCAGTTTCCTGATTTAGATATTTTTGAACTTGAGCAAGATTCTAGCAGTGGGATTGGATCAGTTACGTCTATGACCTTTACTAGAGAAATTAATGGCCTTCGTGGCTCTTTTAAAATTGAAGTATCCGGCATAGAGGATTGGTAATGAGACAAGAACTAGATGAGTTGTTGTGCGAGAAGTATCCAAAGATGATGGTCAATCGTAATTTGCCTATGACTGAAACGTGTATGTGTTGGGGATTTGAATGTGGCGATGGTTGGTTTGATTTGTTAGATCAACTTATGGGTAATATACAACATCACATTGATTGGAAAGAAAAACAACTTAATTGGGCTATAGAATGGAACAAAGAAAATCCCAACGAGCCTAGAGAGCTTCCCGATCTTGTTCCTCAAGTAACCCTAGACCAAGTCAAAGAAAAGTTTGGCACACTACGTTTCTACTATACTGGTGGTGATGACCGTATTGACGGAATGGTTACCTTGGCAGAAAGCATGAGCGGAGTTATTTGCGAAGGCTGTGGCAATCCTGGTAAACGTCGTGGAGGTGGGTGGATTCATACCTACTGTGAACCTTGTGAAACAAAACGTGAAGAACAACGTGCAAAATATGCGAGAGAAAATGGACTTGAAGAATAAGTGCAGCACCTGCGGTAAGGAGTATGACTCTAAGTGTGATTACCGTCAGGGTCGCTGCCCTTATCATCCTCCTATGCTAACAGACTATCACTTTAGATTTTATAATCTACTGCAATTTTTTAAAGGACTTTTCAAACGTGGCTGATGTTTATCGTATTACACCTCTTGAAAAGAAAAGTGTTGTTTACCATGTAGAAATGTTCCGCGAAAATGCGGATGGTTCTATTAGCTGGTTTAACCTAGACGAAACATATCGTTGGGGACAAGGCTTTATCGAAGCAGATATGGACTGTAATCTGCCATATGAAGGCAGTGACCTTGCCTACTGTGATCCTAACGCAGGTTGGGGTTCTGAACTGGATGATAGTTGTGCTTGTTGGTTTGAATTCAGTGATGATATCAGTGAAGAAGAACAAGAAGCCATTAAAGAAGCCTACTATGAAGGTGGTGCCGCTTGGTTGTTTGATGGCGAACATGATTGGCAAGAAGAAGACTCTGCTATCCATGTATTGGCTCCATTTCAGGTTGACCTTTGCAATAATGATGGTATAATAGTAGAAGAGAATATTAAATTAAAACCTAGACCCGACCCATCAACCGCTTGGCCATTCAGTCAAGAATTTCCGAAAGACAGCGAATGAAAAGAGATTATCAAACAGGTGTTGCAGACAGCATTACATTTTTCACAGGTGTAGAGATTGAAAAGACTCCTGCCTATGGAATGAAAACACTATTTGTTGTAGGTGTTCACGATCCTTATACAATTTTAGATATTGTAAAAGAATCTAGATCCTACACAGATCAATCTAAACACATAACACACATTTACTTTGGTGCCAATCAAAGTTTTAAGACTAACGGCGTCAATGATGCAGAAACTTGGCGTCCTTGGGAAAATATGATCTACGTCTGTCTTGACAGCGAATATGATCTTTGGTGTACACTAGACTTTGATGTTAGCGAAACAGAAGGCTTGCTAGAAAGTGGCTTAACTGAGAAGTGTCAATTTATTCCGCAGATTTCGGTGAAACTGCCCTATTTACAACAGCTGGGATATAATGCTACAATAAAGATCGACGACAAAGATTTTAAAGCAACTAATCACGGAGTGTGGTGCCATAACCTCCATGACCTACTAGATAGAAATAAGTTTACTAGTTGGGATCAATATGGTAAAGATGAGATTATCAAATGAGTGGATACGGGCAAGCGGTAGCATCAACCGCAAAGTCTATTCATCGCTTACAGCGGTCAATGACTAAATCCTCGTCTATGGTTAGACCAAGAAGACAATATGTAGAAGAAAGACCTATGAAATTAACATTTAAACAAAGAATTCGCAACTGGCTAATGAATGACGAAGAAGATTATAGTAATCAGCTTATTTCCGTTGACAGTGAGGGCCCAAACATTCAGTCACAGGGATTTAGATTGAATGTATATAGTGCCAGCGGTGGAACTATTATTGAAACTACCAAGTATGATCGTCAAAAGGATGATCATAAACACAGTCTGCATGTTGTCACAGACGACAAAGAGCTGGGAGAAGAACTAGCAAAAATAATCACTATGGAGAGTTTGAGATGAAACACGAAAGTTTAGAAGTGAAACAGTTCACAGTCAAAGAAGATTCTGCATTTAGAGTACGTGTAGAATCTTGGGAAGCGATTAATCCCAAGGGGCTAATAGCCTTAGATGTCATACAAGAATGTCTTGATGAAAATGGTGATGTGAATTTTGCCAGCACTTATAATTTCCATATGACTAAAGAAGAACTACAAATGTTTGCCAAAGGATTATTATCACTATGATTATCCGCCAAGACATTCGACCAAACAAAATGATCTGGGTTACCTTTCAAAAGGAAGGCATGCACAAATACCCGGCCGCACTTACAGATTCTAATCTTGCCACAGGCGACGAGTATGATGTGAGTTTTCTAGGTTATCCACATCGTCACATCTTCCACTTTAAAGTTTGGATAAGTGTAACACACGATGATCGCGATATTGAGTTTATTCAGTTCAAACGATGGTTGCTAAATCTGTATAAAGATGCTACACTAAGTTTAGACTTTAAGAGTTGCGAGATGATGTCAGGTGATTTATATGACGCTATCTCCAAAAAGTATCCCAACCGTGAGGTTTGGATTGAGGTCTCCGAAGACGGAGAAAATGGTTCTTTTATCAAGTATTAATAAGGAAAGCTATAATGGCTCAAGAATGGCTTAAGAAATATCTTACTATAAAGCCCGAAGTTAGTAAGGTCTTTGATGACCTAGAGGCATATCACGATTACTGTCGTATTCAGTTATGCGAGTTTAACCCTGCACATCTTTATGATCGTGCTAACATCAACTACAAGGGTTTCCTTGACAGTCAACGTCCACGTAAACCTTGGGTGGACCGAGGCGAGCGTAAACCTTATCAAGGTAAGAATCCAAGGCCATATAACAATGACCGTTTTTCTCGTTGATCTAGAAGCAGTAGAAACAAGGTACACGGGACAGTGGAAGTCTCATGTACCTAATCTACTTAAAAAGGCAGGACACAATGTCAATATTATATCAGGCCCCACCGATATTCCAACTGCTACTACTCCTGGAGCTTTTCTTAATTTTGGCGGCACCAATATTTACAAAGCCAGACAAGTTGAGGAAATGGGGCGGCTATTTTGTTCCGGTGTTATTCGTCCAGGCGACCATTTTATTTTTACTGACGCTTGGCATCCAGGCATCATTAATCTAAAGTACATGAGTGAGCTGTTACAGATTCCTGTAACTATTCACGCATTGTGGCATGCTGGCAGTTACGATCCCCAAGATTTCCTAGGACGTTTAATCGGAGATGCTCCGTGGGTTAGACACGCTGAAAAGAGTTTCTTTGCTGCTATAGATCACAACTACTTTGCTTCACAATTCCATATTGATCTGTTCTGTAAAAACCTTTTAGATGA